ATGGAAGAAAAAAGCACGCGCACAGACATAGAATGTCCCTTTTATCGCTATGACAACGGCAGCCGCAGGATCTGCTGCGAGGGGATCGTGGAGGAGAGTACCATCTCCCTGACCTTTACCCGGAAAAAGGATTTCGAGCTTCAGCGGCGGGTATTCTGCTGCGAGCATTTCCGGAAATGCGAGATCTACCGGCTGCTTATGGAGAAGTACGATGGCTGACCTGGAGCAGCTCCGCCGGGAATACATCCGCACGGATAAGAGCTACCGGATCCTGGCGGAGGAATATGGCGTTTCCCGCAGCAGCCTGTCCCGGACCGGAGCCCGGGAGGGCTGGCCGCAGCAGCGGCGGAAATACCGCCAGCCGGAAGCCGATCCTCCGGATACACCGCCCCAGCGGCTCCGGGATCTCATTGGCCGGACCATGGATCTTATGGAGGAGATCCTCCGGGACGAGCTGCAGTTCAACCGCCATCTGGTGAAGGTGAAATCCGAGGGTGACGCGGAGCAGGGGGAGCGGATCTACCGCAAGGTGGATACCAAGGCCCTGAAGGAATTTGTGGCGGGACTCAAGGAACTCAAATCCATGATCCAGGAGGAGGCGGCGCCCCAGACCGGGATCCATGTGGTCTTTGAAGCCGGGGAGGAGGAATTCAATGAATAAGCTGATCCTTCAGCGGCCCAGCGAGAAGCAGAAGCTGTTCCTCCGGGACCACCACAAGCATGTGATGTTCGGCGGGGCCCGGGGCGGCGGAAAAAGCTGGTGCGTCCGGGACAAGGCCAAGCGGCTTTGCCTGCGCTATGGGGGGATCAAGCTGCTGATCGTCCGGCGGACCTATCAGGAGCTGGAGAACAACCACATCCAGCCCCTGCGTGAGGAGCTGGGGGGGATCGCCCGGTATCTGAAGGCGGAGCGGCAGTTTTATTTCCCCAACGGCAGCACCATCCGCTTCGGCTACTGCGCCTCGGACCGGGACCTGGACCAGTACCAGGGCGCGGAGTACGATGTGATCTTCCTGGACGAGGCCTCCCAGCTCCGGGAGCTCTGGATCCGGAAGATCACGGCCTGCCTCCGGGGTGTCAATGAATTTCCCAAGCGGATCTACTACACCTGCAATCCCGGAGGTGTGAGCCATGGATACTTAAAGCGGCTGTTCATCGACCGGCAGTTTGAGCCCGGGGAAAACCCGGAGGATTACAGCTTTATCCAGAGCCTGGTCACGGACAATCAGGCGCTGATGAAAAGCCAGCCCGATTATGTGCGCCAGCTGGAGGCCCTGCCGCCCAAGCTGCGGGATGCCTGGCTCTACGGGCGATGGGATATTTTTCAGGGCCAGTTTTTTGAGGAGCTGCGCTTCTCTCCGGATCCGGAGCGGTGTCTGGCCGCGGGGATCACCCCGGAGGAGGCCGCCCGGGAGGGCAGGTTTACCCATGTGCTGCCGGCCATGGACATGAATGCGGGAGAACGCCGGGGCTGGAAGATCATGCGCTCTTATGACTTCGGCTACAACAAGCCCTTCTCCCTGGGCTACTGGGCCATGGATTATGACGGGATCCTCTACCGGATCCTGGAGCTCTACGGCTGCACCGGCACCCCGGACGAGGGGGTGAAGTGGACCCCGGAGGAGCAGTTCCAGCGGATCCTTCAGCTGGAGCGGGAGCATCCCTGGCTCCGTGGCCGCCGGATCACCGACAGTGTGGCGGACCCTGCTATCTGGGACAGAAGCCGGGGCGAGAGCATTGCGGATACCGCGGCCAGGTACGGCATCTATTTTACCCCCGGGGACAATCACCGGATCCCCGGCTGGATGCAGGTCCACTACCGGCTCCAGTTCGACGAGCGGGGCTACCCCAGAATGTATGTTTTCGACACCTGCAAGGCCTTTTTGAGGACCATGCCCCTGATGATGTACGACAGCGCCCGGCCCGAGGATCTGGACACCACCCTGGAGGACCACTGCCCCGATGAGGTGCGCTACATGTGCATGTCCCAGCCCATAGCCCCCCTGCGCCCCCGGCCCCAAACCCTTCCCGGGATGAATCCCCTGTGCAGAAACTAACCGGCCGACATTGGCGGATGACCCCGTATGCCTCCGGCGGGCATTGGGTGGTGGTCTGATTAAGGTTTCCTGCCCAGCGCCGATTTCTTCTGCTCAGCAAAACGGACTAACCGTAGGGGCGGTGCTGTGCGCCGCCCTGGGCTGCGTTTCTTTTCCGACCTAAGGGCCGCCCGCAGGACGGCCCCTACGAGGATTTCTGCGATCCACATCGTAGGGGCGGTTATTAACCGCCCGCCATGGTGGATGACCTTTGCACCTGATAAAACCGTAGGATTGTACCGGCGGGCGATGGATCATCGCCCCTACAGTAAAACGCCTCGCCTGTGCGCTCATATTATCCATTATCCATTATCAACTATCCATTCACGAGAACCCCCGTGGGTGGGCTTTGATACAGGAAGCTTAGCCGTAAACAAATAAGGAGGAACCATTCATGGAAGAAAATCAGCTGCCCATCGGGCAGGAACAGCTGCAGGAATTTGTGACCATTCTGCAGCGCTACAGCGCCGGTCTGCGCAGGACCCGCAGCCGTATCATTGCCAGTGAGAACTGGTGGAAGCTGCGCAACACCCTGGAGGAACAGAGTGCCGGGGAGGACGGGAATTTTCGCAGCGTTTCCGGCTGGCTCCACAATGTGATCGTGAGCAAGCATGCGGATCTGGTGGAGAGCTACCCGGAGCCCCTGATCCTGCCCCAGGAGGAGGGGGACCGGCAGGAGGCACGGAACTTAAGCGCCATTATCCCCTGCATCCTGGAGCAGAACCGGTTTGAGCAGGTTTATTCCGACGCCATGTGGCAGAAGTGCAAAACCGGCACTGCCTGCTACAAGGTCGTCTGGGACAGCGGCAAGCTGGGGGGACTGGGAGATGTGAGCATCTGCCGGGTGAATCTCTTGAATCTCTACTGGGAGCCCGGGGTCACGGATATCCAGCAGAGCCGCTACTTTTTCCACACGGAGCTCCGGGACCAGGACCTTCTGGAGGAGGAATATCCCTTCCTCCGGGGAAAATTAAAGGCCACGCCTTTTCTGGATACCAAATTTCTCTATGACGACCGGGTGGATACCCAGAACAAGCAGACCGTGGTGGAGGTCTACTACCGCAAAGGCACCGGCAGCCGGAAGGTGCTCCATTACTGCAAATTCGTGGGAGACCAGGTCCTGTATGCCACGGAAAATCAGCTGGAGCCTCCGCTGGATTCCCTGGGAAATCCCTGCGGTGAGGCCATGGCGGTCCGGGGCCTTTACGACCATGGCCGCTATCCCTATGAGTTCGATCCCCTGTTTCCCATTGAGGGCTCCCCCTGCGGCTATGGCTATGTGGATGTGTGCCGCAGTCCCCAGACGGAGATCGACCTGATGAAGACCAGTTTCGTCCGCAATGCCCAGGTGGGAGCCACGCCCCGGTTTTTCAGCCGCCAGGACGGAGCCGTGAACGAAGCGGAATTCCTGAATCTCCATAAGCCCGTGGTCCATGTGGCGGGGAACCTGGGGGAGGACAGCCTGCGCCAGATCCCCTTCCGGGCGCTGGATGGGGTCTATGTGGGACTGCTGGACCGGACCATTCAGGAGCTCCGGGAAACCAGCGGCAATACGGAGACCTCCACCGGCAACATCGCCTCCGGCGTAACGGCAGCCTCCGCCATTATGGCTCTGCAGGAGGCCAGCGGCAAGGGCAGCCGGGATACGGTCCGGGGCGGTTACCGCAGCTTTGCCCGGATCGTGGAGCTGATCATCGAACTGGTGCGGCAGTTCTATGACCTGCCCCGGAAATTCCGGATCCTGGGCCGGTTCGGCGCGGAGGAGTACATCCAGTATGACAATGCAGGCCTTCGTCCCGTTTCCCAGGGCGCAGCCTTCGGCCAGGAGCTGGGCTGGCGGCTGCCTGTGTTCGATATCCGCATCAGTGCCCAGAAAACCAATGCCTACACCCGGGTGACCCAGAATGAGCTGGCCCTGCAGTTTTACCAGCTGGGCTTCTTTGACCCCGGCCGGGCGGAACAGGCCCTGCAGTGCCTGGAAATGATGGATTTTGAGGGCAAGGACCGTCTGCTGCGGCAGATCGCGGAAAACGGCCGGAGCTACCGGCAGCTGGCCGCTCTGGCCTCCCAATCCGGAGGTCCGGTATGATCCGGGTGAATTACTGCCGGGAGGACTGGGCTCTGGAGGTCCGGGGCCATTCCGGCAGCGCGGATCCCGGGAAGGATCTGATCTGCGCCGGGGTAACGGCCCTGGTGCTGACCCTGCGGGAAAATCTGCTGGAGCTGGAGCGGCAGCATCAGCTTAGCATCCGCTCCCTGGCCGCCCAGCCCGGGGAGGCGGCCTTCCGCTGCAAGCCCCGGCCCGGAGCCGAGGAACGGCTGGAGCAGCTTTTCGATGCCTTTATGCAGGGATTTCTGCTGCTGGAGCGGCTCTTCGGGGCCTACATCCGGGTGCAGGAAGGATGAAAAGAAAAAAGTTTACGCCGGACCGGGGAAGGTCCGGGAGAATCAGGAGGTAACTTAGATGGCAAATCAAAACTGGATGCTGCTGCAGCTGTTCTCCCAGGGAGAAGCCGCAGCCGTGTCCCCGGGCGAAAGCGCTGCCGACGCCGGGCAGCAATCAGAGAATTCCGGAGAAATTCGGGCGAATGAGCAGGACGCCGCTGCACCGGAAGCACCCTCTGCAAGAAGAATGACCTGGGAGGAAATCAAAGCGGATCCGGAGTACAACCGGGAAATTCAGGCCATCGTCCGCCAGAGGCTGCGCAGCGCCCGGAAGAGCCAGGAGGCAGAGCCTGCCCCCTCCGGGGAGAGCACGCAGCAGTTCCGGCAGCATTTTCTGAACCTGGAGCGCCAGGGGGTGGCCATGAAGCAGCTGTTCCCCGGCTTCGATCTGGGTCAGGAGCTGCGAAATCCGGTATTCGCCCGGATGACCGCCCCGGATGTGGGCATCAGCGTGGAGGACGCCTATTATGCCCTCCACCGGGGGGAGATACAGTCCGCTGCCATGCAGGTGACAGCGCAGAAGACAGCGCAGATGATCTCCGATGCCATCCGGTCCGGGTCCCTTCGCCCGGCGGAAAACGGCACCATGGCCCAGGGGGCCACGGTGTCCAGCTTTGACTACCGCTCTGCCAGCCCCCAGCAGCGCTCTGATCTGAAGAAACGGATCCGGGAAGCAGGCGCCAGGGGGGAGAAACTGTACCCGGGCCGGTGAAGGCCGGCCCACCCAAGTAAGGAAGGAGAAAACAATGGAAATGTTTATGAAACTGCAGCTGTTCGCCGATGCGGGCAGCCTGGTCAACACCACCGGGGCATACATGAATGCCCATGATGGCACCGGCGAGAGCTTTTCCGGTGCCAACACCCTGAGCCCCGAGCTCAAGACCTTCTACGATACCGAGCTTCTGGAAAATGCCCGGGTGGAGATGTTCTTCGCCCAGTTCGCCAAGAAGCAGCCCCTGCCCGCAAACCACGGCAAGACCGTGGAATGGCGCAAGTGGAACACCTTCGAAAAGGCGCAGCAGCTCCGGGAGGGTGTGATCCCCACGGGCCAGAAGTTCGGCGTCAGCACCAAGCAGGGCACCATCAACCAGTACGGCACCTATGCCGCCGTATCCGATCAGCTGGAGCTGCGGGCCTACGATGATGTGATCCTGGGCGCCACCGAGGAAATGGGCGCCTCCGCCGCCGAGACTCAGGAGACCCTGATCCGGGACGCGCTGCTGGTAAATACCAATGTGATGTACTGTGATAACATCACCCTGGCCACCGGCGCCGTGGCGGGCACGCCCACCACGCCCGCCGCCATGGAGGCCAGCGCCACCGTTATGAGTCTGCTGACTCCCGATATGGTGGCCAGGGCCGTGACCAAGCTGAAGAAGGACCGGGCCCCCACCATCAAGGGCAAGTACTATGCTGTGATCCATCCCAGCGTGGCCTATGACCTGCGCAAGTCCCCTGCCTGGATCGAGGCCCACAAGTATGCCGCGCCCCAGGAGATCTTCAACGGCGAGATCGGCGAGCTCCACGGCTGCCGGTTCATCGAGAATGTCTTCGCCCCCGTGCTGGGTGAGGACTATGCCAACAAGGCGGGCACCGTGACCTACGCCACCTATTTCCTGGGCAAGGATGCCTTCGGCATCATCGATCCCGAGGGCGGCGCTCTGGAAATGATCGTCCATGACAAGAGCGAGATCGGCGGCCCCCTGAATCAGTTCTCCACCGTGGGCTACAAGCTGGAGACCAACGGTGCCACCATCCTCTATCCCGAGCGGATCCTGCGCCTGATGAGCTGCTCCAGCTTCAGCGCCACCGACGAACCCAACTAAGGAGGATCAGGACCATGGAACGAGTGGAAGTCTATATTCCCAAGGGGCATGCCAATGAGGAAGCGGCTCTCTTTGTCAGTGTGGGCGGCGTAAACTATCTGCTGCCCCGGGGCAAGAAGAGCCTGGTGCCTCCCGAGGTGGCTTACGAAGTGGAGCGCTCCCGGAAGGCCCAGGAACAGCTGGACAACCGGATCGAAGCGCTGCTGGAGGAAGCACAGTAAACAGTTTCAGCAGGGGCGTTCGCGCCCCTGCTGTATTTGAAAGGAGGAGTCTGTATGACCATTGCCCAGGCCATCAGCCGGGTGGACCGGCTGAAATACAATGCCTATTCCCTGGAGGAAAAGCGGTCCTGGCTGGGCGCGCTGGAATGGCTGCTGAAACGCAATATTCTGGATACCCACGAGGGCGGTCTTTCCTTCTGTCCCATCGGGCCGGATACCCCGGCGGATACCCGGCTTCTGGCGCCGGAGCCTTTTGATGAGCTCTACCCCAAATGGCTGGAGGCCCAGATCGACCTGTATAACGGGGAGACCGAGCGCTACAATGCCTCGATCCTTTTGTTCAACGCGGCCTACCTGGCTTTTGAAAGCTGGTATCACCGGACCTATCCCCCCAGGGGTGCCGGAACCTGGCGGGTCTAGGAAGGGGGAACCACCATGTATTATCCCACCATACCCGTCAGACGGGTGGAGCGAAAGGTCCTGGACCGGTTCCGGGGCCTGAACCGGAATCCCCGGACCGGGGCAGGAGAATTCCGGGATATGGAAAATTTAACCTCGGATCTGTATCCGGTGCTGTCCAACCGGAAAAAGCGGGGGATCTACCGGACTCCGGCCTCTCCCCAGGGCATGATCGCTATGAACGAGCTTTGCTATGTGGACGGGCCGGACTTTTTTATCGGAGATACCCGGATCGAAATGGGCCTGTCCGTGGATCCAGGGGACTGCCCCAAAAAGCTCCAGTCCATGGGAGGCTATGTGATCATCCTGCCGGACAAAATGTACATCAACACCACGGACCCGGAGGACCGGGGCCATATCGAAGCTGCCGTCACCGTGGCGGGGGCGTCCTTCTCCCTGTGCCGGGAGGATGGCAGCGCCTACGAAGGGGCCCAGGCCTCGGATACCGCCCCGGACAGCCCCCAGGTCGGCCAGCTGTGGCTGGATACCGGCGGCTTCAAGCCTGTATTGAAGCGCTACGGCACCACCCAGGATTCCTGGGAAGTCAGCGCTGCCTATGTAAAAATATCCGCCCCGGGCATCGGTGCCGGTTTTGCCCGGTTCGATGGGGTCACCCTCTCCGGCTGCAGGGAGACTGCCCTGAACGGAAGCGCCGTGCTCTGGGCGGTGGAGCAGGACTATGTGGTAGTGGCGGGGATCCTGGGGAAGGCCTTCACCCAGGAGGAGCCCCTTACCCTGGAGCGGCGGATGCCGGAAATGGATTTCATCACCCAGTCGGAAAACCGGCTCTGGGGTTGCCGCTACGGACCCAATGCCCAGGGGAAATTCGTCAATGAGATCTACGCCTGCAAGCTGGGAGACTTCCGGAACTGGAGCTGCTTCATGGGTCTCAGCACCGACAGCTACACTGCCTCCTGCGGCGCCCAGGGTCCCTTCACCGGAGCGGCTTCCCAGCTGGGTTATCCCGTGTTTTTCCGGGAGGACTGCATTCACAAGATCTATGGCAGCGTTCCGGCCAGCTTCCAGATCCAGACCACGGCCTGCCAGGGCGTCCAGGCCGGAAGCCAGGAAAGCATTGCCCGGGTGGGCCGGTTCCTGGTGTACAAATCCCCGGGGGAGATCTGCGCTTACGATGGCTCCATGCCCGTGCCCATTTCCGCGGCTCTGGGGGCGCAGACCTATTCCCGGGCTGCCGCCGGCGCCCAGGGAGAGAAGTACTACATCTCTATGATGGATGAGCAGGGGCGCTTTCACCTGCTGGTGTGGGACAGTGCCCGGAGTCTGTGGCACCGGGAGGACAGCCTCCACTGCAGCGCCTTCTGCACCCTGGGCCGGGAGCTCTTTGCCATTGACGCGGAGGGCCGGAACATTCTGGGACTTCTGGGCACCGGGGAGCAGGAGCCTGTGGTGAAGTGGATGGCAGAGACCGCCGATCTGGGTCTTGCCAGCCCGGATCAGAAGTACATATCCCGGCTGACCCTGCGGCTGACCCTGGAGCCAGACTCCCGGCTGGAATGTTTTGCCCAGTATGACGGGGAGCAGACCTGGGAGAGGCTCTGTGTGGTGTTCGGCACCAGCCTCCGGAGCATCCGGCTGCCCCTGCGGCCCAGGCGGTGCGACCATCTGAGGCTGCGGCTGGAGGGCACCGGCCCCGCCCGGCTCTATTCCATTGCCAAAACCATAGAAAAAGGAAGTGACCAATCATGAGTATGCAGCTTCCCTATCCCAATCTGACAGCCCGGGAGCCCGGGCAGCAGCTGCAGGAAGTGAAAGAATATTTATACCGGCTGGTGGATCAGCTGAATTCCGTGCTGAGCCAGCTAGAAAGGGGAGAAAACAATGCCCGCGGATGAAAAGAAGAAACGCCTGGACCGGAGCGCCCCGGAGGCGTACACCCAGGCGAAAGATAAGACCCGGGAGGCGGAGAATAACCGGCCCCGGTATGAAAACACCCACGCCGCCCAGCTGGAGACCCTGCGCACCCAGCTGAGCAGCCGCCCTGCCTTTTCCTACGATGTCAATGCCGATGCCCTCTACCGGCAGTACCGGGAGCAGTATGACCGCCAGGGCAGGCTGGCCATGGAGGATACCATGGGCCGGGCCCAGGCCATGACCGGTGGTTACGGCAATTCCTATGCCCAGACCGCGGCCCAGCAGACCTACCAGAATTATCTGGGCCAGCTGAACGACCGGATCCCGGAGCTCTATGCCCTGGCCCTGGAGCGCTACCGCATGGAGGAGGACAAGCTGGGCCAGGATTACGGACGGCTGGTTTCTCAGGAGCAGCGGGAATATGACCGCTACCGGGACTCCGTAAGCGATTACTACCGGGAGCTTTCCGCCCTCCGGGACCAGGAGAATCTGGCCTACGACCGGGAGTACGCGCGTTACCTCCAGGATTACAAAATGGCGGAGGACGCCTTCGAGCGGCTTACCTATCTGATGGAGCACCTGGATTATGAACCCACGGAGGAAGAACTGAAGGCCCTGGGCTTCACTCCGGAGCAGATCAGGGCGTTCCTGAAATGAGAAAGGGTGGTTATGTGTGATGATGCAGGGAGATGCCTGTAATTTGGGAATCTCGATCCTGAATAACGGCGGCCATCCCCTGAGACCCGGGGATGTGCAGGATGTGGAGATCACCATCGGACCCATGCGCAAGACCTACCGCAGGGGAGAATTGTCCTTTGCCGGGGATGTGTGGCTGTTTCCCGTGAGCCAGCGGGAGAGCTTTGGCTGCAGCCCCGGGCCTCTGCGGGCCCAGGTCCGGGTGGTCTGGCCAAGCGGCGTGGTGGAGGGCTGCACCCTCTACGGCGTGGCGGCAGAAGAAAGTATCAGCAAGGAGGTGCTGTAAATGGCAGTGCAGTATGGAAATGCGGGGACTCTGCAGGTGCAGCTGAAGGGTCCCTATGGCGGTGTAGCCATCCGGGTGGTGGAACTTTTTCTGAGCGCCCAGGGCTGGAAGGGGGCCGTGAGCCCCTATGCCCAGGTGGCCCCGGTGGATGGCATGACCCTCACCGGCAAGGTGGACCTGCAGCCCGATGAAGGACAGCTGGAGACCATGCGCCGGGAGGGCCGGGCCTTTGCGGCAGAGAATGCGGAGGGTCAGGTCACGGTGTATGCTTTCGGGGAGAAGCCCGGGGAGGACCTGACCTTCCAGGCAACGATCACGGAGGTGCAGCGATGAAAATTATGGGAAATGTGGTGGGCCTCACGGCTCCCCGGCCCGACTGGGCGCAGAACGATCCTCTGCAGCCGGGCTACATTTTGAATAAGCCCGCAGGGCTTCCGGCGGTGCTGGAGGGCTTTGATGCCGTGGCCGCCCAGGCTGCGGATGCCCTTCCCGGTTCCGGAGGCACCCTGAGGGGGCCCCTCTTTATGGGCGGCAATGCCCTTACGGGGCTGAACACGCCGGAATCCGGCAGCGACGCGGCGACCAAGGACTATGTGGACGCCATGGCGGGCTCCCGGCGGCTCTATCTGGAGGTGGTGCTCAGGGAATCCGGCTGGACGCAGTCCGGGGGCGTTTATACCCAGACAGTGGAAAACGCCCAGATCCTGGATACGGACCGGCCCCATTATGGGGTGCTGTATTTCGGAACCCGGGAGCAGATGCTGCAGCAGCAGGAGGCCTTCGACCTGGTGGATGATCTGCAGACCCAGGCGGGGAAGCTGGTATTCACCTGCTTCCGGGGAAAGCCCCAAGCAGCGCTGCAGCTGCAGCTGGAGATCAGCCGCAGCGCTGCGGGAACCGGGGGCTCCGGGGTGTCCGCGGTGGATCTGGAGCAGGCCGTTTCCATGGCCCTGGCCCAGGCCCGGGACAGCGGCGAATTTCAGGGTGAGGCCGGAAAAGACGGAGTGGGTATCCGCTCCATTGCGATCAAGGAGGTTTACTAATGGCAGATAAACAGTATCAGCTGGACTTTACCATGACGGACGGCTCCGTAAAATCCGTCACCTTTGTTTCCCCGGAGGGGCCCCAGGGAGAACGGGGACTTCAGGGCGAGCCCGGATTTTCTCCCCAGGTGGCGGTGGAGCCCGCTGCCGGGGAGGATGGAAAGACCGGCGTAAAGCTCAGCATCACGGATGCGGAGAACACGAAAAATATCTACATCTACAACGGTGCCGACGGTGCCCCCGGTGCCGATGGCGCGGACGGCTTCTCTCCCACGGTGGAGGTGGAGCCCTACAGCGTGATATCTCCGCCCCTGGAAGGGAGCACGGAGATAACCACGGAATCCGGCCACATTGTGACCATCACCGATAAGGAGGGCGCCAAGCAGTTCTATGTTCTGAACGGCACCCCCGGCGTTTCCCCCACGGTGGAGGTCCAGGGCTGGGGAGATGTCGGCGAGGATGATGTGGAGCGCACGGGCTATGAGCTCACCATCACCGATAAAAACGGCACCGAGAGTATCATTCTGATGAATGGTGACCCCGGCGTTTCCCCCACGGTGGAGGTCCAGGGCTGGGGCGATGTTGACGAGGACGATGTGGAGCGCACGGGCTATGAGCTCACCATCACCGATAAAAACGGCACCAAAAACATTATTTTGATGAATGGAGAACAGGGCCCCAAGGGTGAAACCGGCGATCAGGGCCCCGATGGTGTTCCGGGCTTCTCGCCCCGGGTCAGTGTGGAGGCCTTTGAAGAAACCGGCGAGGGCGGGACCCGGCTCACCGGCAACGAGATAACCATCGTTGCGGCAAATGGCACCCAGATCTTCCGGGTCTATAACGGCGCGGACGGTAAGGACGGGGAAGACGGTGTGGATGGGGGCGGCAACGGCGCCGATCAGGAGCCCCTCGTTGTGACAGTGGAGCCCTACTATGAAACCGACGCGGACGCACAGGAGGTGGAGGTAGGTTATCAGGTTACCATCGAGGATGCATCCGGGCCCCAGGATTTTGTGATCAGACATGGCAAAACTGGCGCGCAGGGTCCTCAGGGCTCCGACGGCAAATCCGCCTATGCTTATGCCCAGGATGGGGGATTCACCGGCACGGAGGAGGAATTTGCTTCCCTTCTAGGGGAATCAGCGGACTGGAACGCCGAAGAGGGAGAACCCGGTTATATCCGGAATAAGCCCGTCTACATGGGGGAAAGCGGCGCGGATACGGTGATCCTGGCGCCTATGAATTTGCCCTTTGACGGGGAGGATGGGAGCACATTCATCTTTTTCGAAAAAGTCGACTGCTTCGGCCGCTTTGAAGAGGGGAAGACCTACCGCCTGGTCTGCAACGGCAATGCCCAGGGCTGCACGGCGGAGCTGATAACCGCCGGGGAAGATATGGCCGCTTATCGGTTTACGGCGGATATCTATACGGTGATCATCAATAAGGCGGATGATCTTAACCCCGCCAAGGTAACTCTGTATACGGAGGATTCCAGCTTTGCCAGTGTGCCCACTGTGCAGCTCGGGATCTACGGCCCTCTGGAGCCGGTTCAGAGGCTCAGCCCTCTGGCCCTTCCCGAGGGGGTGCCTTTCCGGGTGGAGAAGACCTGGACCACGATCCTGCCGAATTGCCAGCCGGTCCGGGAAGATGATGGGGAGGCCATATTTATGACCGATGCCTGCCGGAATAGCCCCATTGCCGGAGAAACCTATGAGATCCTCTGGAACGGCGGGAAGTATCACTGCCTTTGCCAGGATGCGTCCTCCCTGGCGCCGGGGGCCCTGGGCTTTGGCGATCTGACGCAGATGGGTCTGGCCGGAAATGGGGAGCCCTTTATGATCCTGATCCTGAGCCCTATGGCCATGGTTTACAACCTGGAAAGCACAGCTCTCCCGATCCTCTCCATTCATGGCCCTGCGGGGGTGGAGCGGATGCTGGATAACGGGCTTCTGGACCTGGACTGGCTCCCCCGCTACAGTGCCGGGGAGGAGTACATCCCCAATACCCGGGTCATGGCCACAGAGCTCCAGGAAATTTCCGGCATGACGCTTTACACCGGAGCCCTGGAAGGGGTGGAGTTCGATGTATCGTTGGGCGAGAAAAAGCCGGTGGTGGTGGAGATCAACGGACGGCGGTACCGGGGCGTGACATATTCGACCATGGACTCCATGTGCATCTCCGCTACCGGTGCGCCGACGGCCATGCTCGGCGGAAAGTATATCCTGATCGGCGTCACCTCCACCACCTGGCGTCTGTACGCGACGGAGCCTGGAATGTACTCCGTCCGGGTCTATAAGGGCGAGGTCAGCGATACGCTTCCGGAGGAGTTCCTGCCCGAATCCGTGGACGGGGTGGTGATCCGCTCCAGCACAGCGGGGAGCACCAAGAAATTTAAGCTCACCGTGGATGACAGCGGCACCCTTACGGCCACGGAAGTCACGCAGTAAAGGAGGGCGCGTTATGGCAAGAGGATTTAAGCATGGCTCCGGAGGCAGCGCCCTGAATTTCCGGGTGACGGCGGGAGCCGCTATGCCCCAGGATCCCGGGGAAAATACGATTTTTGTGGAAACCGGGGCCCCCATGAGCCGCTGGGCCTTTGCGGGGGTGGACCCCGGCCCCGTGGAGGAGGGACTGGTCTGGATCGTGACCGGACAGGTGTCTGCCGGGGATTTTCATGCCCTGGCCGGGGAGGCGATCCTGCTGGTCTCCCCCCTGCGGGCGATGCAGTATGTGTCCGGAGCCTGGGCGGAGAAAAACGCCTGGATCTACAAGCTGGGGGCCTGGGTTCCATTGGAGGAAGGGGACAGTGAAACCCTTTTGTATGATGCGGGCAACCAGTACCCGGCGCTTACGGGGGGCTGGACCGGCGAACTCTGGACCTACAATGCCTATGGCATGGCCGAGGGTACGGTTTCGGACACCTGCCTGGAGATCACCGGCGGCCATACGGGCTCCGCGGGCAAGGCCTGTGCTGTGGGCACGGCCCAGCGGCTCTCCCTGGCGGGGGTGCAGCGGCTCTGGGCGGAGGTCCAGGTGCTGCAGAGCGGCCTGGTGACCTTCGGGGTCTGCTCCGGCCGGGATACGGGCAGCATGGCGGCCTCCGTAACGGTCCAGACCCTGGGGAATCACAGCCTATGTGTCGACACCGGGGATCTGGAAGGCGAATATTATGTAGCAGCGGTGGCCTTTGGCAGCCAGGCTGCGGGCACGTCGCCGAAAGCCAGAATTACCCGGATCCGAATGGAGGAAAGCACATGACGGTACGGAAACTGCAGGATCTTTTGGCATATCTGGACTTTTATGGGGGAGCCATGGATGGACTCTGGGGTCCCGAGACCCAGGGGGCCCTGCTCCGCTTCCAGCAGCGGGCGGCGCTCCGGGCCGATGGGATCCCGGGGCCGGAAACGGAGGCGGCGCTGAAGAAGGCGGTCTGCCTGGGCCTGCCGGAGGAAGCGCCGGAGGGGGACTGGTGGAAAACCGTCCGCCATTTTACCCGGCAGGAATTTGCCTGCAAATGCGGCCAGTACCACAGCCCCTATTGCGATGGCTACCCTGCGGAGCCCAAGGAGGCCCTTGTCCGGATCGCCGATGCGCTGCGCAGCCATTTCGGCGTTCCGGTGACCGTCGTCAGCGGCCTGCGCTGCCCCCGGCACAACCGGGACAGCGGCGGGGTGGAGGGCAGCTACCACTTAACCGGCGAGGCGGCGGACATCCATGCTGCCGGGATCCCGGCGGAGACGGTGGAGGCCTGGCTGGATGGCCGGGAGGATGTAAGGTACCACTATACCATCCCCGGAAGCGAGAATGTGCATTTCGACATTTACAAAGGAGGGGGCGCCAATGAGTGACGCGGTGCTGTCCGCCCTAATCACCGGGGGACTGGCCCTAATCGGCGTGATCGTGAGCAATCTTCTGGCGGCCAAAAAGACCGAGCGGGCCATGGCCGTGAACCAGGCAGTCACGGAGACCAAGCTGAGCGAGCTGACCCGGGAGGTCCGGGAGCACAACCATTTCGCCCGGAGAATGCCCGTGGTGGAAAACGATATTGAAAATCTGAAGCGCCGGGTGACCAAGCTGGAAACCTTCCACGAAAAGTGACCCGCCGTTTCGAAAAAACAAAAGGAGGAAGAAAAATGAACATCAACTGGAAGGTAAGAGCAAGAAACCCCGTATTTTGGGTGCAGATCCTCTGCGCCGCGGTGCTGCCCATTCTGACCTACCTGGGTCTTAGCTGGGAGGACATGACCAGCTGGGCAGCCCTGGGAGAGATCTTCGTAAAGGCCGCCGGAAACCCTGTGATCCTGGTGAGCATGGCCGTATCCATCTGGAACGCCATCAACGACCCCACCACCCGGGGCCTCTCCGACAGCCCCCGGGCCCTGGGCTACGAAGCGCCGAGATGA